AATGTCTGTCGCCTTTGATATGTCAGCCGACCAAAGCGGTGAAGCTATGGCAAAACTGGCTAATGTGTACAAAATCCCCATTAGCGAAATTGGTAAACTTGGCGATGCCATTAACGATTTATCAAACTCAAGCCCGGCAAAAGCCTCTGATATTGTCAACACTCTAGGGCGAATAGGTGGAACGGCGAAGCAATTCGGTTTAACGGAAAATGCGGCAGCCGCACTTTCTAATACCTTTATCTCATTGGGTAAAACGCCCGAAGTAGCTGGTACAGCAATCAATGGCATGCTCACTAAACTGATGACTGCAGAAAAAGGCGGCAAAGCGTTTCAGGGGGCATTAAAGAAAATAGGCATATCTGCTAAACAACTCAAGAAAAACATAGCTAAGGACGGTGAGGGTGCAATAGTCGACTTTATCAAACGTGTTGAAAAACTCCCGAAAGATCAGACAATGGGCATATTGGTTGATCTTTTCGGTCGAGAATATGCTGATGACGTTGCAGTGCTTGCGGGTAACACTGAATTATTGGAAAAGAGCCTAAGACAACTCAAGGAAACTGATGAAAACGGTAATCTGCGCTATTTGGGTAGCATGGATAAAGAATTTAATGCCCGAGCCGCAACGACTGAAGCCTCACTCACCAAACTTACTAATAGTTTCACAAGCCTTGCTATTGGTGTGGGGAACTATGTCCTCCCGGTGATTAATGATTTTGTCGGTTGGTTACAACCTTTAGTGATTGAAGTCACCAATTTTGTTAATACAAACTCAGATTTAATGGGTGAGATTGCGAAATGGGCAACCTATGGCATCGGTGCTATTGCCGGTTTTTCAGCGATTGTCGGTGGTTTAAGTTTGCTGACTTGGGGAGTATTAAAAGTGATCTCCGTCGTCAAAATGGCATGGACAGTCTTATCTTTTGGCGGCTCGGTTATTGCTTTGATTTCAAAAGGGGTATTCTGGCTTGCCGGAAGTATCGGCAAATTATTGCTCCCTGTGATGCTTAAATTGGCTTATGGTGTTGGTTATCTCATAGGCTGGTTTGGCAAAATGGCGCTTTTAGCGGCAAAACTTGGTGTGACCCTAATGGGCGGTTTATTAAAAGGCTTAATGATGGTTGGAAAAGCCATTATTTTTGTTGGTCGAGCCTTCCTTACCAATCCCATCGGCATTGCGGTAGCGGTAATTGCAGGGCTTGCCTATTTACTTTGGGATAACTGGGACTGGGTAAGTGAAAAATTTAGTCAAATGTGGCAATGGATTGGCGAAAAAGCCGCGGCTTGTGGGCAATTTTTGTTAGATGTTTGGAACGGTATCCCCGCTTGGTTTGGCAATATTTGGGAAAATATCAAAACTTTCTTTAGCTCCGGCATCGGTAACATTACCTCCACGATTTTAAACTGGTCGCCACTGGGTTTATTCCAACAAATCTTTTCTTCGGTGCTGTCGTGGTTTGGCATTGATATGCCGGCTAAATTTACCGAATTCGGCTCAAATCTTATCAATGGCTTAGTCAATGGGATTCGTAACGCATGGGATGGTGCGAAAGAATGGGTTGTTGGTTTAGGTAAATCTATTAAAGGTTGGTTTACCGGTGAAATGGAAATCCATTCACCATCACGTGTATTTAAAGGCTACGGTGAAAATATTGTTGCAGGGCTTGCCATTGGCATTGCCGATAACGCCCTAAAAGCCACAAAAGCCGTGGATAAAATAAGCAAAAAAGTGAAAAAAGCCGCACCGAAAAAACTGCTCGCACCGGTTGTTCATACGCCGGTTGCAAAAAGTGCGGTCAAATTTGAACCCGTTTTAAATGGCGTTAAAACCGTATTTAAACCGTTATTAAACGAGAAAAAAGGCTTTTTCGGTTCGCTTTGGGATGATATTAAAGTCGGGGCGAATTTTATCGGCAATCTCCTTGGGCTAAATCAGCCTGCGGATTTCCGAACACCTGATTTTAACCCACGTTCAAATGAGCAATCTTCTATTTTCAGCGATTATCAGCCCCTAAACCGGCAAGCAGTGGCACACAATGAAACCAATCAAAACGGCATTGTGGTGCATTTTAGTCCAACGATTCAACTCAATGGAAATCAAAGCAAAGATGGCATTTTAAATGACCTTCAACAGGGGTTAAATATGACTTTAAGCGAAGTTCAACGTTTGATTATTGATACGATAAATCGTGAAAAGGATCAATATAGACGGAGGGCTTACTAATGTATTTTATGTTAGGTAATATTGCCTTTGAACCGGTCAATTTGACGGATTTTTCTGAAACCCATTCCGCAGATTTTGCGGAACATGCGGTACTGAAAGGCAAACCACGCTTGCAAGCCATGGGTGAAAAGCTGAGAGAACTGTCTTTTGCCATTCGATTGCATCACAAAATTGGCGGCGTGGAAAGTCGCTATCAAGCCTTGCTTGCCGCTAAAGCCAAGCAAGAAGCCCTCGCTTTGATTTGGGGGGCAGGCAAATATAAAGGCAATTATGTGATCACTGATATTTATTCAACGACCCTTTTCACCGACGCCAAAGGTAATGCCCTTTGCCGTGAAATGACAATCAGCCTGACTGAATTTGTCGGTAACGGACAAAACAGCTTACTGGGTGCGGCATTAAATATTGGGGGCAAATCGTTATTAGGATCAATGTTGCCACAAGGGTTAAGCTCTACACTCTCAACCGTGAAAACAGTTGTGAGTCGTGGGGTTGAGATTTATAACCAAGGTAAACGTGCGATTGATGAAGTACGCAATACCGTTGCGGTGATCCGTCAACTTGCTGATGATCCTATTTCGGCTCTTGCCTATTTGCCGGGAACAATAACAAATTTAGACAGCGCATTAGAAAACTTTGGGAAGTTAGTCGGTATGCAATCCGGTTTTGATGGTGTGCGCCAAGTGTTGCCGGTCGTTGCTGAATTTAGCCGTGATGTAACAGCAATTTATGATGATTTACAGCAGATGAAACAAAATTTCACTCAAGCAAATGAAACCGGCTGGGAAGATTGGTTTACTCCTTCGGACAATGTACTTACTAATATCAATGAACGAATTGATAATTTGAGTGCTCCTGTGGCAAACATGACCGCTTGGATTGTGTTGCGCACCGATGAAGAAAATCAAAACGAACGGGAGGTAAATGATGACGCAAACCGTGCTTAAACACACTGTCAAGAAAGGTGAACGTTGGGATAGCCTCGCTTATTATTACTACGGTAATGCCCTTGATTATGCCCGTATCATTGAAGCGAATCCGCATATCAGTTTTTGTGAAGTCTTGCCGACCGGTGAGACGGTTTATATTCCGGTGCTGAATGTCAAACCGGCACAAAATGAAAATCTGCCGCCGTGGTTAAGGAGAAACGATGATTAACGTGCAACGTCCGGATTTTACCCTGTTTTATGAGAAAACCAATATCACTGCCGATATTGAGCCGTCTTTGATTGAACTCACCTACACTGACTATCTTGAGGGGCAATCAGACGAGCTTTCTGTGCAATTTGAGGACATCAGCGGTAAATGGATTCGGCAATGGTTTCCCACTCAAGGTGACAAGCTCAAAGCGGCAATAGGTTATCAAGGCGAACCGCTGGTTGAAATTGGTGGATTTGAAATTGACGAAGTGGAATATCAATACCGCCCTTCAAGTATTACTTTGCGTGCCTTATCTACGGGAATTAGTAAGTCTAATCGTACGATGAAGCCCAAAGCCTATGAGAACACGACACTGGCACAAGTTGTCGCTTTAGTTGCACAACGATTAAAATTGAAAGTGGTGGGTAAAATTCGCCCTGTTTCGATTCAGCGTATTACCCAATACCAAGAGCGTGATGTTGAGTTTCTCGCCCGCCTTGCCCGTGAATATCATCACAGTTTCAAGATTGTAGGCAATCAGCTTGTCTTTACCGATAAAACCGAACTGGGGCAAAGTGAGCCGGTCGCCGTGTTAGACGAAAGTCAGTGCAAAAGTATTCGACTTCGAGACCGCATTAAAGACACCGCCAAACAGGTAGAAATCAAGGGCTTTGACGCAAGCGGCAAAAAAGTGGTGAAAAAATCGAAAAGAGCCACTGCACTTCGTCCGGGCTTAAAACAAGCTCAAACCGCCAGTGGCGATACGTTAAAAATTACTACACGAGGCGAAAGCCAAGAGCAAATTGACGCAATGGGTGATGCGGCATTATCGTCTCAAAATGAAGACCAAAGTGCGGGCGATATTACCGTAATTGGTAATCCGAAACTCGTTGCCGGGTCGACCATTTTATTGCGAAATCTGGGCGTGTTTTCAGGGAAATATTTAATCAAACAATCCCGGCACAGTATTTCACGCAGTCAAGGTTATATCACCAACATCGAAGTGAGAATGTTGGAATTCATTCCCGATGATTTATTAACCCTCGGTATGGAGATGACAAATGCAAACCCATAATTTTGGCGCAACCTATCAAGAGGGCATTGTGTCAAAAATTGACCCCAAAAACCACAAAGTGCGATGCAAAATCCCCGCACTGGAAGATTTAGAAACGGCGTGGTTATCCTTTCTCACGCCCAATGCAGGTGGCAACCAGTTTTACTGCTTGCCTGATGTTGGGGAACTGGTGGCGTTATTGCTCGACGCACGCGGCGAAGGCGGATGTGTGTTAGGCGCAATCTACAACGCACAAGACCCTACGCCGGCAGCGGATTCCAATATTTGGATGAAAAAATTCAGTAACGGAACCGTGATTAAACACGACCGCGCCACCGGCAACGTGGAAGTATCTGCCATGGGTGATGTGCTGATTAAATCTCCGTCTAAAGTCACTATTGACTGTCCCGAAACTGAAACTACCGGTAACTTATTGGTGAGCGGTTCCCTAACTTATATGAAAGGTATGACCGGAAACGGTGCCGGTGGTGCTACTGCAACGATTAATGGTACGCTAGAAACGAAAGGTGGTGATGTAAAAGCAGATAATATCAGTCTGAAAAATCACAAACACCCGGGTGATTCCGGTGGCAAAACAGGTCTTCCCGAGTAAATTTTCTTTAAACCAGTTTAAAAGCAACCTTTCCTATAGCCTTGTATTATCAAGGCTATGAATACAAATCCTATCTTAACGACCCACTGGCAACTTGCACCGAGTTTGGAAACCCAAGCGGTGCAAGGCATTGATGATATTCATCAGTGCATTGCCAATATTCTCAACACGCTGAAAGGCACAGACGTGCTACGTCCGGAATTTGGTAGCGACCATTTTCAATATATTGACCAACCGGAAGATGTCGCTATTCCTAACATAGTGCGGGAGATCACTCTTGCTTTGCAAAAATGGGAAAACCGCATTGAGGTTGATAGCGTACTGGTAAGTGGCACTGCGCCCCATTTTGAATTGTTGATTAGCTGGTCGCTGGTTGATGATGTGTACCGTGAGATTTATTCCACCGAGGTGAAACAATGAACCGACATGAAGTAAAAGCCGTTGATGACAACGTGGAACGCATTTTGCGTGATGTGATAACAGATTATGAAAAACGCACCGGCAAAGTGTTACAACCAGCACAGATTGAACGCTTGTTGATTAATGTCTATGCGTTTCGGGAAAGTTTAGCGCTACAAGGCATCAACGAAGCCTTTCGTCAAACTTTTCCGCAATATGCCACGGGTTTAGCCTTGGATTTGTGTGGCGAAACCTTTGGTTGTTATCGCCTGTTAGATAAACCAGCTCGCACCATTTTACGGTTTAGCGTGCAAGGTGAACACGGATCTATTTTTATCCCTAAAGGTACTCGCGTTGCCGCCACGGACAACGTGGAATTTCTCACCATGAATGATGATGTGATTACACCGCTTATTGCTTATGTAGAAATCGAAGCCGAGTGCAATCAAATTGGGGAACAAGGCAATGGCTGGGAATTGGGTCGGGTGAAAACCCTCAAAAGTGCGGTCAATTTTGACGGTGAAATCACCGTCACCAATATTGATGTATCAAGCGGCGGACTGGCTCGTGAAGATGATGAAGCCTATCGCAAACGTATCCTTGCCGCCCCTGAAGCGTTTACGAACTGTGGGTCGATTGCCGCTTATGACTATCACACCCGCGCCGTGTCCCAAGAGATTGCCGATGTCAATGTATCTAATCCACGTGGGGGCTTGGTTCGCATTGCTGTCCTGACGAAAACCGGCTTGCCCGATGCGCGATTGCTGAATGACATTAAAGCCTATATTAGCCCGGAACGCCGCAGACCACTTTGTGACACCGTCGAAGTCATTGCGCCAACCAAGCGTGATTATCAAATCAACGCCACGCTGACATTATTAGACGGCTATCGTGAAGACATCGTTAAAACTAAAGCCCGTGATGCGTTGCAACTGTATTTATCCGATAAAACCAAGAAACTTGGCATTGATGTTGTGCCATCAGCGATTATCAGCGCATTACGCGTTGAGGGTGTCTATGACGTGAATTTAATCAGCCCGGCAAAAATCGTCATCAACGAGACTGAATGGGCAAACTGTACCGCGATTAATGTCGAAGTCGCACCGGAGCGCAGCAATGGCTAAATTGACTTATGCTGATGTCATCGAGCAAGAGGTGAAATATAAAGCCCTTGCGGATTTAAGCCTGCCACTCTCTCATTTAGACACAAGCAAAATTATGACCACGCTTGTCGAGTTATTGGATGACGAATTCATTCCGCTTCTTGCTGAAAAATGGAGTGTCACCGGTTATGACGGCTCATTTTTAGCTGAAAACGATCAATCCAAGCGTAGCTTAATCAAAGTCGCCCTCGAATTGCACCGATACAAGGGCACACCGTGGTCAATTCGCGAAGTATTACGCCGTTTAGGGTTTGGTGAAATTGAAATCGACGAAGGCTTGAAAGCACGAACCTACGAACACAAGTTTGTGC